GTGTTTTTTCGCGGCTGATTCGTCGGAGAAATGCCCAGTAGATGATCTTAGTAAAGTAACCGAATGGATTTCTAGAAATACTGGGATTAAAGTTATGAACATACTGAATGCAATTCTCCACCGCATCGGAGATCATATCCTCTCTGAATGTATAGGACGAGAAGTTCGCTTTACGACTCAGGTGTTCGGCTATCTTGAAGAAGCACAACCCAATATAATCACTCAAACAGGGGGGTGTTCGCTTTTCCTTTTTTGCCTTTGTGATTTCTTTACGGTGTTTAATGAGTGCATTTAGAAGGTCGGAATTATTGACGTAATGTGTTGATGACATAATCTCCTTTAATGTGCAGTATTCGAATTTCCCCAGTTTTCATTGGTTTCAAAAAACTGAATAATTGAATCCGACACGTTATCCTTAGTTGAGGTTTTATTCTTCAGTTGTTCTTCTTTGAAGGATTTGTAGTTGCGCTCCTCTATTTTCTCAATATATCTAAGACGTTCTCGAAAATCACTTCCAAAGGTCTTTAGATTGTCTATTTCTATGTCGGCCCACGTCATATATAGTTTCACACATTCAGGAGAGGCATTAAGAAAGCCGGAAATTTCACACTCCTTGATAGAGGTTCGAGTATCTGAAAGGAGTTCGAAGGGCACCCATGGTACTAATCTCATCATGACAGTCCTCGTGGGTCCTCGTTCCACTACGATGTGAGCGGGGGTAACAAAGGACACTGGGTCTTCCGCGTTTTTCCCCATCTGAAGCTCTGTGATAATAAGTTCCCCTGTTCTCATGCGGATCATTTTAATTATTCTGAACGTCTCACTCTTTGTTTCATCCATGTGACCCCAATTCTATTATGTATTGTTTGAAATTGTATTTTTCAGAGTTATACAATGTAGCGCGGAACTTGAAATGTTGGAGGAGTAAATTTTCGTGTTTTCCAATTCGCAAATCATCGACAATATCAAACAATGTTACGTGTGTTTTTCCCTCTGCATTCCTCAGACCCCGTCCGATGGATTGTAAGTTTCGAATACGTGACTTCGAGGGGGACGCAAAGATGATGTTATGGAGATTTCTGATGTTGATACCCGTGCTGAATGTACCATATGACGCTACAACAATCGCGTTTGTACTTCCCTCGGTAATCTTTCGGACTTCTTCACGTTCTAATGCCTCAACTCCCCCATGCACAAAAAATACAGGTCTTCCCTCAGTCACATGGTCACGAATATCCTCGAACATCGGTTTTCCGTGGCTTTCGACAAGCTTAAACAGGATGAGAGTGTTGCCAACCAATGATAGTGCAAGATTCCGAACGAACATATTCCGTGGTGCATACTTCACGGCAAAGTCATACTCTTCTTTATAGTCGTCCTTCTTGTGCTCTCTGCAAACTTCTTCGGGGTATTTCAATATCAAACAATTGATCTTGAGTTCTGCAAGCTTCCTCTCATCCATTAGACCTTTTGTTGTCGCTGCAACGTATTTTGGTCCAAAGTGTCCCTCAATCACTAATTGGTGTGTTTTTGTCCCATCCAGCGTTCCCGTTGTTCCAATTCGAACATCCGCGTTAATGAGATTTGACATAATACCATTCAGTGATTTTGCTTTGAATCCGTGTGCTTCATCCCCAATTACAAAGTCAAATTGGTGCATGTAGTCACTGGGTTGGAGATGGAGAGATTGCCAGGTCGAAATCGTGAGGAAGTTACTGGTTTTCTTGTCTTTTCCTTCATACAGTCGGTGTACAAATTTGTCCGAATCCCAACCATAGTCTTTGAAGTCTCCGAACAACTGCTCTACCAGTCCTGTGTTAGGAACAATGATGAGTCCCCGCTTATGACTGAGTTGTAGAAATCGAACAATGAGATACATGAGGAGAGATTTACCGGATGCTGTTGGACTGACAACAAGAATACGACGTTTGCGAATGCTCTTGGCGAACGCTTCAATCTGATGATCGTATGGGATATGAGGTAGTTTGAGTGAGTCGGCGAACTTCTTAGCTTCAGCAATCGAGAAGTTGGTGGTTAAGCGAACGGCATCATCGATAGAAAGAGTGTATTGACGATCCGCTGCAAATTGTTCGAGATAATCGACAATACCAAAAGGGAGAGTACGAGTCCGAAGATTAGCAAGATATATTTTTCCATCCCACATACCACTTTTGAAAAGGGGCATGAACTGATGTCCTGGGACAAAAAACGCAAAATACTCGGACAACTCCTGTGCAATACCATCACTGCAAGAGAAAAAAAGAAATGCTTCATTTTTTTTGCTTATCAGTATATCAGGCATGTTAGTGTACACCTGAGATGAATTTTTCCCACCCACAAATCTCTTTCATCTGCCAGGTGCGATTATTCAATTCCTTCATAATAGATTCACAGACGGAGATGATTTCTTCATGGTTCGCTAGGACTGCTTTAGCATTCAATAACTCTGTGTCACTCTCCATGTACGTGGTGAGATCACCCGTTTTGAGAGTATAGGGGAAGGGTTCCCATTTATACTTTTCGAGCGTCGGAGAGTCGAGCCGACCCATGTAATATTCGTACTTCAATCGTCGAAACTTGATGGCTTTTCGCTCATTTTCCTTGAGGGCGCGTCGATGAGTCGAGAGGATATTGAGATATTTCGAATGAAGGAGACCGATCTTTCTTACATCATCAGCAGGAGATGTTCTGTCGATCTGGACATCCTTCTTCCATTCCTCAAGGAGTGCTTCCACTTGTGATGTTGGAGAAACATTGGTGTTGTTCATTTGAGACATTATAACATACTGAAAACTAAGAGTCAATCACAAAATCTCTATTTCGTAGAGATCAAAGCGAAATGTCGCATCTGCTGTTATTGGTTCTTCTGGAGCGGAAGTGGACGATAATAGGATGTCGGTAAGTGAAGTAGGAAAGCAGTTTTGAAGTTTGATACGAATATGCGGGTTTTGTTTTGAATCGAGTATCAGTAATGTTGCATCGGAGTATTGGGGAAGTGTGGCATGAAACACACCCGGGCGGTTGGGAAGTTTTCCGTATTCAGAGAAATCCTTTGGAAATGTCAAATCTCGTAGCCACTGATAAATTTCCATCCACCCCCTTAAGTCCTCATCAACGATAAATGTGATTGAGAGGGGATTGATTTGCAACTTCTCTCCAGGAACGAATAGATCAATAAAGGGGGTTGAACGTAGCACTTCTCCACCCGAGAGCCCAGGTACATTGACAGAAAGCGCCCAGTATTCTATTGTCGGAAGTGCTGTAAATGACAATATGAATTTGTTCGGGTGCATCCCATTGGGATTTGCTGGGGTGTGTGGAACTCCTGGAATGGACATACTATGCTTGATCCTTTGTTGAGTTCGATTCCGCGTCCTCCACCTCTACTGGTCCTTCGTCGATCCACCCCATCACCCCTTTATCCTTGATAAAAAGGGAGAATGATTCTGCTTTTTTCGGGGTTTTTCCATATTCAATATAAAGCTCAAGTGAGATAATGGATGAATCACCGTGGACGTTTTTGATATGATCCGCACTCATTATACCAACTTGCAGGGGGGTTGCTTTGGGGAACCTTTCTCTGGCGAAAGTTTTCGCAATATCCTCAATCTCTAATCTAGTGATCTGGGCGGGGTGAGTTTCCCTACATTCAATTCCAAAGGTCTTGTCTCCTGGGTATGATTTTGACATATCTCCAGATATTCTTTCTTTTTCTATTACACACTCTTCCTTTGAATCAAATGTGTTGAGTAGTGTGGTGGAACTGATTCCTGATACTGGTGTCAGTATAATCATAAGCAGTACCCATACAGAAGTCATAAAACCTCCCATTAAATAAGTTCGAGCATATCACTATTTAGGAGTGTTGTCAAGGGAAAAGAAAAGGGGACCCCTTTCGGAGTCCCCTCAACTTTGAAACACTCTACTGCTGGCTCAATTACGCAATGTTTGCGACTTTGAGTGCTCGGTAGTACATGTTCGCTCGGACTGTCAAGGCTCCCGATCCCTGCACGGTTCCTTCTGCGAATGGGTTCGCAACGAGTCCGTAACGAGTCTTGAATCCGATCTTTGGTTGGAACGTCGCGGTGTCGATTGCACGGACCATCTGCAATGGAACGTATGGGCAGTAGAAGATTCCTGCGTCAAACGCATTAGAACCCTTGTACCCGACGACTGCGAATTCCGTAGACTGGGAGGCTGGGAAGTAAGGATCGATGTAGACCTTGTATCTTCCCATCAGAGTTCCTGCAAACGTGTTGCCTGTGTCGTCCACACTCAATGAAACCTGATCCTTCAGTGCGCCCTGATAGTCCAACACTCCCGCGAGTGCCAACGCTGAGGCTACGTCTGAAGAACAGACCACTACGTTGCCCTTGCCGCGACGTGTCTGCTTAGCAATGACGTTTGCTTCGCGTTCGATCTGGAACACAAGTCCCTTGATCTTTTCTACCATCCAACGTCCGTTTGAATCGGTGTCGAGGTCGAAAGTACCAACCTTGGTCGTGCCTACTTGACATCCGACTTTGGCGACTTGATAGATGGTGCGGATTACTTCACGGTTGATTTCTGATAGCACTTCGGCGGAGAGGATGTTGGAGAGTTCTGTCTCGGCGTCGAGTCCATGAACAGCCTTCAAATCCTGTGCCAATTCCAACGTGTACTCAGCCTTGAGGGCGCGTGTCTTTGCAGTCACGGTGACCTTTTCAATGCTGAATCCCATTTCGGAGAATGCTTGACCACTACCCAAGCCTTCTGCTGTGGAAGTGGACATTCCCTTTCCTGAGTTGACTCCGAGAGTTCCAGTTTCAAACACTGCGGCAGTGTTCGCTGTTGTAGCCAATGTCAATGCAGTTTGTGCACCGAGATCGCCTGTGAAACCGGTATTTGCTTCGTCATAGAATGCTTCGTCAGTACGTGCACCACCTGAGGAGTAATTGGAACGCATTGCGAAAATCAATCCCGTAGGACCGGTCATTGGCTGGACGCCGCAGATGTCATACGCAATCAAGTTAGGCAAGGAACGACGAACCAAGCTGATAAGGATTGGATCGTAACCAGCCATAGGACCGGTTGCTGTTGCTGCGCCCGTGAGTCCCCCACCCGTTGCGTTCAATGCTGTTTCTGAGAGGAGAATTCCGGCTTCGGTCTTGAGCATACTTTCCTGGTTCTCCAGGACGATTGCCGTGACTGCGCGACGGTGTGGGTCGGTGATGGCAGGAAGCCCTTCAAAGTCGAGGACTGGGGTCCACTTCTTGACTAAATCTTCAGCTAAAAACATAATAGTACTCCTTGTTATTTGGTATTGGTGATTATTTCATTCCCTGTTTAAGAGAAGCTACAACAGACGCGACACCTGCATCAAGAATTGGAGTCTTTTCTTCTACAATTTCAGAAGCTTCTCTCAATAATTTTGCATTCACGTCAGTTTTCTTCCCCGTGTTGATTGGGAAGTAGTTCTCTCGGATTGTAGACACTGCGCTGATATAATCACCTTCTGCGGTGAATTCGACACTCTCTGCGATGTGGCGAATCTTCTCAACTTGGGTTTGTGTCAATCCTTCACAAACGTTGTTGAGGATTTCTTCTTTCTTGGATTCTCCGAGTTGCTGTTTAAGAGCCATGCCTTTAGCGACTTCTTCATTCAACTGGCTGGTTAATTCTTCAATCTTTGTGGCGAGTTCATCAACGAGGTCGACCTTTTCAGTAGGTACGTCGATGAAGCTTTCGAGGAACAAGTTACGCAATCCACCGATAAATTCTTCGGTCAATTCGGAACGAAGTCCCTTTTCGATGGCGAGTTCGTTCTGATCCATCCACTGCTCAACCACATAATCAAGGTACGTATTGACTTTTTCAGACAATTCTTCACGGACTGCTATGACAGCGTTCTCAAACTTAACAGAGTATTCTTCTTCGATGGCTTCTTGAATGGTAAGAACCTTATCTGTTACGCGAGCTTCGTAGATCGTACCGATCTTGGAGGCAAATTCCTTTGGAAGGGAAGTTTCAGATGCTAAGATTGCGGCAACATCCCCCCTGAGTTCTGCAAGCCACGCTTCCTTAAGTTCCTTCTTTTCCTCCTCGTCGTCCTTGTCATCATCGTCATCATCCTTGTCGTCATCGTCCTTGTCGTCATCATCGTCGTCCTTGTCCTCTTCCTTGAGGTATCCTGAACGGAGTCCTGCTTCAATGCGGGCCTGACGTGCAGATTCTTCTTCGTTCTCTTCCGATCCCTCTTCTGTAGGATCGATAGTTTCGGCATCTGATCCTGATAACTTCTTTGCTGGTGCCTTGGTATCGGAAGAAGGCAGCTTTCCAGGAGGTGTTGCTGCCCTAGCACCCACTTCGATCTTATCTGGTGTTGCTTTATGGGGTGTGACTCCTCCCAAATCCTCGAAACCCTGAGGAGATTTTACCATCGGCATTCCGGGTGCACTAGACTTGCTGGCATTGAGAATATCGGCTGCGGCTTCCATCAGTGTCTTGCTCATAAAAGTCTCCTTGTTGTGATGATTATTTATACTTTTCGAGATTTGTAACTATCTAGGCTTTCCAGTAAGAGCTTTCAAATAGTCCTCAAACAATCTTACGCACGTCTCATGTAGTTGCCTGCTAGATGTTTTATTTATAATCATTTTTGCTTGCTCGGCATCTCTGCCCACATACACCCCATCCATCAGAATCCAGTCCTTATTTTCCATGATCCCCCTGACAAAGGCATCATGAGCGGAGGGGTCTGCAACGATATCCCCTGCTGTGGACAACTGAAAATCGTCCTGAACTAGATCGACTCCATCAGCACCACGTACAAGGGTTCCCAATCCACGGGTTGAGACTCCTATTTTTGCTCCTTCTGTCAATAGACATTCCACGATCTTGCCGTTCGGAGTCCCCATTGGACCACCCAAGATTTTTGCTTTACCGTAGAAATCTTTTCCCTCAGCCCTCAGTTCCTTAATCATGTGACTGACGAGAGGAAGATTAACCGTAGGTGTATCAGGGTGTCCAAGTTCACCGAAGGCTCGGTTTTCATTGATATAATTTTTCTTATATCGCTCCACTTCTCTGTTTAGAGACTCAAACGCATACTTGCGTCGGTTCTTGTTTGTCTTATCGGCCTGCATGAAGATTCCTTCAATATAGAAGGACTTTCTACCCGATTCTTTATCAGATTCCTCAAGCACTTGTACGTTATCGCACCACTCCTTTATGAGTTTCACTTTTATCTCTCCTTTTGGCTTATAGCCCGTGTTCTACGCCCATACCGAGTCGCTTGCATTCATCATACGCTGCTTTTACTTTCCCTTCATGCTGACGCTGACCATGAGAATTTACGAACACACTTCCCAGGTATCTATCCTGTTGTTGTTCCGCAAATTTATACGCATCCCACGCTTTCTTCTGAGCGGGTGTCTTTCGGATTCCCTCTGCAATAAATTCCTTAAATGACTTCATTTAGATACTCTGGGTCTGTACGTTATAGACCGCTTCCTTCTTGATCGTCAGATAAACGGTTCCACCTCCAGTAATAGCGACTGCGATATTTCCTGTTGGTGTATTGGCAAACGGTACTTCGTTGTGAATCCATTGATTCGTGCCCGAAAGATTCGCTACGAGATTCGGACCCGTCGCAACACCCCCTGCATCGCGGCTGATCTTCACAGTGCCACCGACTGGTGTGGACCACTTACAAGACGTGATGATGGCGGTTGTGACATTTTCAACATTTCCCTTGATAACTCCGCTGATATTTGCGACTGCTACAGCAAGATCGCCCAGATTGATTGTTACTGAGCCATCAACAACCATCAGTGTGGAAGGACCCTTAATTCTATTAACTAATTCGTATGACATATTCTCTCCTTAATGTATCCCGTAAGCTTTTCTCTTCCGCATTGAGAGTTTTCGCTTTCTCAATGTTTGCTGCATATGTGAGCGGCGTTTTCTTGCTGCTCTCCTTTGCACGATCCTCATATGAATGCGCTTAGCTGCGGGAATTCGTGTGATCTTTCCGTGTCGCAATGTGAATCCCTTCACTGCGGATTTGCGAATCATGCGCTGAACTTTTCCCTTGCGAATACGGCGTCTAATCAGAATTGTGCGCCCTTGTTTCATTCGATTCGCTTCCGTAAACATCGACTCGGTAATCACTTTTCTGAGCACCGCGAGCTTCTTCTCCACGATCTGATTGAGGAACTTCTGAATCATGGCACCAGCATCAATGAAACGGCCCTCGGCAATGAGTGTCACGGCGTTCATTACTTAACCTGGCGCCAAGTAAAATCAAGCATACGATTGAATTTTCCTTTTGAGTGTTC